AGATCTTCAACAAATGTTGGCTCAGCCGTTGATATTGATTTAACTGCTGCAAAAGAGTCTTATATCAATGATACTCCGCAATTCATGACGACTGCTGATGTATACCCATATGTTTGCAACGCCGGCACCAGTAATGGCGGCACAGATTCTTCAGCAGGCACGCTTCTTATTTATATTGAATATTACGGAATAGACTAGTCCACACATTTTACTACTTCTTAATGCCTCTTATCAAAGCAGCTTCTATTTATAATGTGAGAGGTATATTGCATGGCTTATAATGTTTTCTTAGGTGGTAGATTAACCGGTTCGATGGGTGCGGATTTTCAAGATCATGTCGGCATAGGAACGAGTTCACCAGCGAAACACCTTCACCTCTATGGTCCCTCTGGGGAAGTCGAACTCCGTCTGGGGTCTAGCGATAAATTTAGCAGCGTAGTACAAAAAAGTAATGCAGAGTTAATCATACAAAATGCATCTGGGGGTGACATTTTATTTTATGATGATTCAGCAGAAACAATGCGCATCAAGGACGGCGGCAATATTGGCATTGGCGTTACCGATCCTGATACCCCATTAGAGATACTTAATACATCTTCCCAGCTTAAACTTTCTTATGATGGTTCAAATGCAGCAGCATTTACTGTGGGTAGTGGCGGAGATATGACTATTATACCCTCTGGCGGTGAAGTACTTATTCAAGGTAATTTATTTCCTAATAATGATAACAGTCGAGATCTTGGATCCCCCGCTAAACGTTGGGCTAATATTTATACTGGTGACCTTCATCTTAAAAATGATCGAGGAGATTGGACAATCCTTGAGGAAGAAGACTATTTATGTGTAATAAATAATAAGACTGGAAAGAAATATAAAATGAATTTAATACCACTGGAGGAAGATGAATAATGCCAATTTATACAAGCCACCTATCGTCGTCATCAGGGATGCAAGTTACTGGCTCAATAATGGGTGGGATTACAATGAACAATACTCGCGTCTCTATCGACTCCACAATACCTTCAAACAACAACGCATTACTATACGGACCTATAACTGTTGAAGCTGGCGCGACACTGACAGTCGGATCTAATGCAAATTTAAAAATTAAAGATATTTCTGATGCTTAAAAATCTATATACATAAACAAGGAAACCAACAACTATGTCAACAATTTACGTAAATAACATTTTACCAACAACGGGAGACACCACCACTGTCTCCGGTTCTTTTAAGGTTACTGGCTCTGCACAGATCACCGGAAGTCTTCATGTCTCGGGTAATTTAACAGTTGATGGAACAACGACCACTGTTAATAGCACAACTGTTTACGTAACCAGTTCTATTACTTTTGAAGGTCCTGCTGACGCACACGAAACCACCCTTGGTGTTGTTGCTCCAACCGCCGATGCAACCGTCAACTTGCCAGCCATGAGCGCTGGCACATATTATTTGCCGGTTTTAGCTGCAGCCAGCACGACAGCAGTTTCTTCGACCCCCGAAGAGCTTAATTTGCTTGATGGCTCTTCCGCTGGGACAGTTGTTAATAGTAAGGGTGTTATTTATAGTTCAGCCGGCGCTGTACATACATCCATAGTTGATGGTGGAACGACTATTGCACTTTCAGGTGCAACTGATGTCAGGGTCGAAAACGATCTTCGGCTTGATAGTGACTCTTCTGCCTTATCATTTGGACTGCATGACGACTTCACACTTCATCATGATGGCACCACAGGTGGTAAAATTTATGGCGCCCCGGTTCATGTTAGTTCTAGTGGAGATTTAATACTAGATTCTAATTTAAAGATCACTCTTTCTGCCTCCGCTGTGCGCGTAGAAGATAATCTGTATTTAGATACGGATGGCTCAGTATTAAGTTTTGGTGCAGATGGAGAAATTACCCTTACACACGAAGCAGATGTTGGTCTTATTCTAGAAGGGAACGGACAATCCGCCGATCCTACTTTAACTATCAAAAACACCAACGCTGATGCAACCGGCGGCTCTCTTAAGTTCTTAAAAGACGGAAGCAGTGTTGCTGATGCTGATGTGATTGGCAATATTACATTCGTAAGCGAAGATGACGGAAGCGCTGCTCACACATACGCATCAATTATCGGATCAATTTCTGATATGACAGCCGGCACCGAAGGTGGTAAGTTACAATTTAATGTTGCAGAGCATGACGGCACTGTAACACAAGGGCTTTTATTAGCTGATGGTGACGCTGATGGAGAAATTGATGTTACTATTGGTGCTGGTGCGGCATCGGTTACAACTATTACAGGAACTTCACTGTTTAGCGGCAACGCCACCTTTGGCGTTGACGATACGGGTGTTGACGTAAGATTTTTTAGCGCTACAACCAACGAAGGTATTCTTTATGATGCGTCAGAAGACGAATTGGGGCTACTGCTCACAACAAAACTTTCTTTCCACGACATTGGTGGTGGTGAAAATATTCTTGCCTCTTCAAATGGCCATTTAGAGGTCAACGCAGGCACAACGCTTGACATGACTGCACCAACAACAGAGATTCATGCATCTACTGTCACAACCATTGATAGCCCGATTGTTAGTGTTGAATCAAGCACTTCTGCTAGACCTAGAGTCATAATCAAAAACACCACCAATGATGCGAATGCTGGTGTGTTACGCTTCGTTAAAGATAAAGGCGCCGCAGGTGCTGCTGACGACAATGTAGGAGTAATTGAGTTCTACGGCGATAATGCCGCACAGGAACAAATATTATTCGGCCGTATTAGAACACGAGTTGCGGTGCATACTGATGGCGATGAAGGCGGAAAGATGCACCTTTCAGTTGCCTCACACGACGGCGGCTTAAATCACGGTCTTGTTCTTACAGATGGTAGCGCCGACAACGAAGTTGATGTTACGATCGGAAATGGCGCCGCTTCTGTTGTCACTGTCCCCGGTGTTCTCAATGTGGCCAACGACATTATACTTGATGATGGCGGATCATTAAAAGAAGCCGGCGGAACTGCTGCTTTTACTTTTGATGGCTCCGGTAACGTTACAAAAATCGGTCAAGATTCTCCTTCTTCTGGGGAGTTTCTCAAGTATGACGGTAGCAAGTGGGTTGCTGATTCTGCGTCTAGTGGCGGTGCAGTTTCTGCAGTTGCAAATGGCGCCGACAACAGAATTGCAACATTTAGCTCCTCTGACGCATTAAATGGTGAAGCCAACCTTACGTTTGATGGAAGCACCTTGACGTTAGCTGGCGATTTGGCAGCAACATCGGACACTGCGACATTTACATCTGCAAATTCACAAGATCCTCTTATTGTTATTAAGAACACAACTAACGATGCCAATAGCGCACGACTACAGTTTGTTAAAGATAAGGGAGCAGCTGGCGCCGATGGTGATGATATCGGTGTTATTGAATTTGTTGGTGATGACGCTGCCCAAACTCAAACCACTTTTGCAAAAATTCTTGCAGAAGTATCGGAGGCTGATAACACAGACGAAGCTGGTAAATTATCTTTCTTCGTTGCCGAGAGCGACGGCACCGATACGGCTCTTACCGCTGGTTTAATATTGGAAGGAGAGCACGCCACAGATGGTCAGGTCGATGCAACAATTGGAGCCGGCGCCGCATCAACCACAACGGTTGCAGGCGATTTGGCAGTTACTTCTGACGCTACAATCGGCGACGATCTTTCTCTTACATCAGATTCGGCTGTATTTAACATGGGTGCCGGCAATGACTTTACAATTACCCACGATGGCACGACGGGCGCCACTCTTGCTGGTAATCCGATTATCGTTGACTCTGGTGGAAACCTAACACTAGATGCTCACACTGGAATTTTCTTATTCAAAGATGCGGGCTCAGAAGTTCTTAGATTCACCGAGGGCAACTCTGGGGATGTTACTGTCAAATTAGCAGTGAATGGCAAAGATCTTATCTTTACAGACAATGGAGATGCAGAGGGCTTTAGAATTCTCGATGCAGCTGCTGGTGTTAAAGTTCCCGGAGAGGTCAGAACCACAGGAATCGCCTTTACGGATGGTGATGATGCGATTACAATTGCAGATGGGGGCGGTGTTACATTCTCAGACACAGTTAAACTTGTCGACGACAAAACTCTCACGTTTGGTAGCAATGATGATGTTACAATAGAGTATGACGAAGATGGCACCGATGCACTTCTAATAACCGGCGATACATTCACATATGCGTCTGCAAACGCATCGGATCCGCTGATTCAAATTTTCAACTCCACTGATGATGCTAATGGCGGTCGCTTAAGGTTCGTAAAAAATAGAGGCACAGGCGCCGGTCAAGATGACGATGTTATTGGGGTTCTTGAGTTTGTATCACACGATGATGCATCTGCTGATCATTTATTTGCAGAGATAAAAGCACAGATTGCCGATGCCTCCAATGGTGCAGAGGGCGGTAAACTATCTTTAGGTGTTGTAACCCACGATGGTGAAACACAATATGGATTGGTTCTCCAAGATGGTGATGCTGAAGACGAAATTGATGCTACAATTGGAAACGGCGCAGCCTCTATGACAACTGTATCTGGAGATTTAACAGTTACCGGTGCGGATATTGTTATCGGCGCCGACTCCGATGGCACAGATAGAACTGTTGTTTTTGGACACACTACTCTCAAAACTATCATGGGAATTGATGATAGTGCTGATACGTTTATCCTTAATACGGATGACGCTTTTGACTCTACCGTTGCAAACAATTCACTTTCAATTGACGCCAATCATAAGATGATTGTTGGTGGTAGTCTAAGAGCAAAAGGATATGTTGCCATGACATATCACCAATATGCAATTGGTTCTAGTGGTGAAAGGTGGGTGCCTTGGTATGATAAAGGCGATTTAGCATTAGGTAGTGCCACTGAATTAGTACAAGCAGTTGCTCCGATGGATGGCAGGTTGGTGCGCGTAATATTCCGTCCAGAATCTGAGCAATCGGGCGGCGATACGGTAATAACATTATACAAAGCAGTTAATGGCACTGACCACATGGATTCGACGCGAACTTATTTGGAGGAGTCATCGGTTACTTGCTCTGGCAATGCATCTACAAGCAACGTGTTCAATTTTAGTGGCTCGGCACATTTTAGCGCTGGCGATGTTTATGGATTTACCATTAATCCTCATAAAAATCCAGGTGAAGTTAACGTAACGTGTGTCTGGGAATTTGATACGTCTGCGTTGTAATAATTATTACTGTAAAGGTTATTTAATTTAAAAGGAGTTTTAGATGGCAAGATTTGGTTGGGCATACGTCGATTGTGATACACATGAAGACGGTGCAGCCTTTGGTCCCACAGGCTCAATACAATTTTTAACAGGCGCAGGCAACACTACTGGATCCTTGCGTTTTATGTATTATACGGCTTCGCATGCTGGTCATTCATACAATGCGCATACTGTTGTATTAACTGGTACGCTTGTTGTCGATGGGATTATAAGCGCAAGCCATTATCACATTGATGATGTTACAACTATCGACTCAACTGGTTCTACAACTTTTGGAAATACCAACGACGATATGCACATCAGAACTGGTAGTTTGGTTATCACAGGTGCCGCTGGATTTGCCGAAGATGGACACATCTTAAGTGCATCCATATCAGATAAACGCGTATCTGTTAGAGCTTTTTCTGGAAAATATAGAACAATTACTGACAACGGCACTATTCTAAAAGACGACTATATAATAGGCTGCAGTGGTAGTGGTAATCAGACAGTTTATTTACCAACTGCATCAAACGTCGGAGCCGGCGCATTATTAGTAATTAAAGATGAATATTACCATAGAGCATCCACAAGTATAACGCTACAAGCTAATGAAGCTGCACTTGCAACTTCAAATTTAATAGATGGTCAATCAAGTTTTATATTAACAGGCAACATGCCGGCAATCAACTTATATTCCGATGGAAGCAATTGGTTAATATTCTAACATATTAGTTGAAGTAAAATAGTAGTCGATAATATAAGGCATTTTGAGTGTCTTAATACTATTTATTTTGAATTAGTATTTTTTTTAGGAGCTTATTAATGTCTAGTTTATTAAAAGAGGCAATTGTCGATGCCAAAGCGCTTAAAGAAGCAGCATTAAAAAACGCAGAAGCTTCTATAATAGAGAAATATTCATTGGAAGTTAAAGACACTTTGGATAAATTATTGGAACAAGAGGCTTTAGGAGCTGCGATGGCCCCCGAAATGGGAATGGATCCAGCACTTGACCCAATGGCAGAAGATCCTGCAGTTGAAGGCGAGGCCTCAGCAGAAGAAGTAGTTTCAGATGAAGATGTTCCCTTGGCCGCAGCCGATGATCTTCCCGATGATGATGCATCTAAGGAAGGCGAGCCTGTCGAGTTTGATCTAAACCTTAACGCCTTGCAGGAAGCCATTGATGAGCTTCAAACACTGCAGCATAATATGGATGAAGATCAAGAGCTTGAAATATCTGAAAACGATCTTTATGAAATTCTCTCCGAAGACGAGGAAGATGAATCTACAATTGTGATTGAAGAAGAACAAGAAGAAGTTTTATACGATTTTGCAGAAGAAGCATCTTCTGAACGTTTAGATACTCTGGCATCGGAATATTCTGATGAGGAACAATCGGCTGAATCGCTTGATGAAACAAGCGACTATAATGCTCTTGTTGATTCTATATTAGAAAAGCTTACCGTTGATATGGGCGCTGAAATAGCTGGCTGGGCCGGCCGCTCGTCAGAGGACATGAAACATGAGATGGAAAAAGAGATCGCCCACCGGAGATCTACTGATATCGAAGAAGAATTAAAAGATTTGAAGAAAGCTCAAGAAGAGTTAGTTTTTGAAAATAAACAACTTAAAGAGCAAAATGAACAATACAAGCAAGCAACTAATGAGCTGAAAGAAAGTTTACAAGATGTAAATTTATCCAATGCTCGCTTGCTATACACGAACCGTGTATTAAGAAATACCTCCTTAAATGAGCGACAAAAAGATAGAATTGTCGAAGCGATTTCGAACGCCGGTTCAGTTACAGAAGCCAGAATGGTTTTTGATACGCTTCAAAGCACAGCGCAGGCTACTCCTAAGAAGAGCCCACAATCGCTAAGCGAAGCCATCACTCGTCGTTCTTCTGTAATTCGTGCTTCTCGTCAAGAGAGCACAAGCTCTGATCCTTTACAAGAAAGGATGAAGAGACTAGCTGGAATAAAATAAAAAACATAAAATCATTATATATAAGGAGGTGATTAAATTATGGCTGGTATCGTTGAAAGATTAACGGAAGGTATCGTTAATCGTGATATGCGCTCCGAAGGTCACGCTTTGTTAACAAAGTGGGAGCGCACAGGTCTTCTAGAAGGACTTGGTGATGACCGTAAGAAGGGCTCTATGGCACGTCTCTTAGAGAATCAAGCTAAAGAGTTACTTCGCGAGAGCAGCAGCATGAGTGCTGGTGATGTTGAGGGTTTTGCCGCCGTCGCATTCCCCATCGTTCGTCGTGTTTTCGCAGGCTTGATTGCTAACGATCTTGTTAGTGTTCAGCCCATGAGTCTTCCATCGGGACTCATTTTCTTCCTGGACTTCGTGTATTCACCAGATATTGGTGCTGCTGGTGTCCTTGATGATCGTTCTGGTAACAAGAAGAACAAGTCCATTTATGGTACGGATGAAGTTGGAAGCCAGATTACTGGTGGTGTAAGTCTTGTCGACTCTCTTAAGGGAGATCTTGGTGGGCCTCGCACAGTCGGTGGTCGTGGTTATAACTACGCTTCTCCAACAGGTTCTACAAACCTTACAGCAAGTAGCATTACCATTGGACAGTTCAGCTTAACAGGTGCTTCGGACGCAAACAAGAAGAGCATGCTTTATGATCCTGATTTAATTTCTTTAAGTCAGTCTTCTACTGCACGTTGGGTTGTTTTTGCTGAAGTCGAAAAGGCTGACGTTGATTCTCAGGCCGACTTTGACAACTATGCTGCATTCTCTGCTTCTATTAGCAGTGTTAATGACATCATGGGTGGAGTTACTCTTTCTTCTGCTGACACTTCTCAGCTTAGAAGATTAACACACACAACCGGCTCAAACCCAGACGCATTCATCATGTACTGGTTGACATCCGTTGATGCATCTAGCTTGGCTACTGACGTTGGTACTAGCAAGAACCTTGCTCTTAATTTCCCAATTGATGACAAGCTTCAGGCTAGCAACGCTGTTGGCTCTATTGTTGGTGCTTCGACATGGGGACTGGAAGGTAGTGAGTTCATTCCTGAGATCGACATCAAAGTGGACAGCATCGCTGTTACCGCTCAGACGAAGAAGCTCAAGGCTAAGTGGACTCCAGAATTAGGGCAAGACCTTAATGCTTACCACAACCTTGATGCTGAAGTCGAGCTTACAAGCATCCTTTCTGAGCAGATTGCTCTAGAAATTGATCGTGAGATTCTTGGTGATCTCGTAGGTGGCGCAACTGCTGCTACTTATTACTGGTCCCGCTCTCCAGGTATGTTCTTGGATCGCGAAACTGGTGGCGAAATTGGTGCTAGCTCCGCTGCTCCTGATTTCACAGGAACAGTATCCGAGTGGTACGAGACGCTTGTTGAGACAATCAACGACGTTTCTGCACAGATTCACCGTAAGACTCTTCGTGGTGGAGCTAACTTCTTGGTCGTAGGTCCAGAAGTTGCTAACATCCTTGAGTTTACCGCTGGATTCCGTGCCAGTGTTACAGCAGATGCCGAAGGCGGAACTGTTGGTGCTGTTAAGGTTGGTAACCTTTCTAAGAAGTTTGACGTCATTGTTGACCCATACTTCCTGCGTAACGTGGTTCTCGTTGGTCGACGCGGATCCTCTTTCCTTGAAAGTGGATATGTGTACGCACCTTACGTCCCACTGCAGACCACACCTACCATCTTTGGACCAGAGGACTTCGTGCCCCGCAAGGGCGTGATGACTCGTTATGCCAAGAAGATGGTTCGTCCTGATATGTATGGCTTAGTCATCTGTCGCGGACTCCTTGGTGAGGCTGGCGCAACTAGCTAAACCCTAGTAGCAAAATAAATGTAAAGCCTCCGTCAATTGACGGGGGCTTTCGTTTATCTAAAACTATTTATAGGTGAACGAAAGTTCATCCTAAGTTATTACGTGCATATAAAGGCACGGCCGCAATTATGCGGTGACACGATTATAAATGGAGGGTTTTTAACATGGGAAGTAAAAGAGTAGGTCTCGCGAGAATCGAGGCATTATTAGAGAATTTGAAGAGAGAGATTGATTGGAATGGAGCCTCGTTTAAAAACGCTAGAAAAACTAATGTTACAGTTCGCTCCGCTACGACAGCGCATGATTTAACAGCTACAACCAGCGATTTGACTGTTATCTATACAGGAACGATCGACGGAAACGTTACGCTACCTCAAGCTACCGCTGCTAATGCAGGTATGGTTATTAAAATTATTTATTCCGCAGGATCAAGCACCACAGCTAGAAAGCTTGGATTTACAAATGCTGGATCTACGGTAATGACAGGTAACCTTACTGTGGGCGCCCTCGACGCCGCCGCAGGAGATGAAAACATTAGCTTTGCAATTACAAGCAACTCCAAGGTCATCGCTATTGATGCAAACGATGCCACAGGTGGTGGCGGAGCCGCAGGTTCGGTTTACACGTTTACATATTTTGGCGCAAATACAGTGTTTGTAGAGGCCCACGCTCTCGTTACTACAGGAACTCCAGCCCCAGACGCAGCTTCAACTTCGGCAACTGGTATTTAATAATTTAATATTAATAAATATTTATTTTGTTGTCTTTTAAACCCCCTTCCAAATGGTTGGGGGTTTTTTTTAAAATGTTGATCTGTCAAATTTTTTCGCCGGTAAATTTTTGAGATTTTTGCTTTTTTGTACTAGTTACTACACAAAACAGGAGTTTTTTATGGGTAAGAAAAGAAGACTAAATTGCGCCAAAGCAAAGTTTAACGCTAAGCACGCCAACCATCCTAGAAATAAATTTTTAATGAGCTTAGAATCTTCATTAGAGGTATCAGAGGAGCCTGACATTGTTGAAGAACAGGTTGTTGAAGTTTCTACTGTAAAGGTTGAGAGCCCAAGCGATGCACAAGCTTTAGAAGCGCCACGTGCCCCCAAGCCTAAGATTAAAAAAGCAACAGCAAAGAAAACTGCGGGCCCTACAAGAAAAAGATCCACTTCTACAAGAAAAAAGGCCGCAAAAAAGAAAGTAACTAGTGCAAGTGCATAAAATAGTTAAAATCTTTGTAAAACAGTCCTCAGCTTGTCTGGGGTTTTGTTTTATGAGAACTAATTAGATTGGGAGAACTTATTTTATGCCTATAAACCTTAATCCAACAGCTGAAACCAGCGCAATAGTGCTAACTTCAACTGGTTCAACAGAATTAGTAACAGGCTCATTACCGTTTGGAATGTACACTGGGTCTATTGCTTTTGTAAGTGGCGCTGCAGCACAAGTTGCTTACGTTTATAAAAAACTTGGCGGTGATGTTGTTGATATTGAATTAACTGCAGATAATGTATATGCAGCTTACGAAGAGGCTGTATTGGAATATTCGTATATTATTAATCTTCATCAAGGAAAAAACGTTCTTTCGTCTGTATTGGGTGAGCAATCTGGAACGTTTGATCATAAAGGCGAATTCATTGATGGCACTGATGCCGTTAGTGGCTCAAACTTGAAGTATCCAAGATTTAGTCTTGGTTATTCACGAAGAGTAGGCGATGGCGCCGCCGCGGCAGGTGGATTTGGAGGAACAGTTCCTCAATATTCAGCATCGTTTCAACCAATACAAGATCAACAAGATTATAATATACAGCAAATAATTCAAGATGCATCGTCCACAGGAACTGATCAAGCTGGAAACGTTGTGCCTTACGCAGGAAAAGTCGGACGTAAGCGTGTTCTTGTAACTAAAGTTTTTTATCGCTCTCCAAGGGCTATGTGGCGTTTTTACGGCTATTACGGTGGTGTGGGAGTGGTAGGAAACTATTCCACATATGGACAATTTGCTGATGATTCTACGTTCGAAATTATTCCAACTTGGCAAAATAAAATGCAAGCTATTATGTATGAGGACTCTATTTTTACACGCACATCCCACTATTCTTACGAACTAATTGATGGAAAATTAAGACTGTTTCCAACACCAAGTAGCTATGGTATGGATGGCCTTAATGATAGAATTTGGGTTAAATTTTACGTTGATCAAGCGGCTTTTGCTACTGGCTCATATGATGTTGGTGTTGAGGGTATAAATAATATTAATACTGTGCCATTTGAAAATTTACCATACGAAAATATTAATTCTATGGGTAAGCAATGGATTAGAAAGTATGCTCTCGCGCTTTGTAAAGAAATGTTAGGGCAAATTCGTGGTAAATTTACCACAATGCCGATTCCAGGAGAGAGCGTTACGTTAAATCATTCAGAATTGCTATCTCAAGCAAAAGAAGAACAAACGGAACTTAAAGAAAAGCTTAGAGAGATGCTTAAGGAGGTTGAATACGCCGCATTGGCCAAATCAGATCAAGAACTTGCTGACGCAGCTACTAACGTTTTAAAAATCACTCCGTTGCCCATATTTGTAGGATGATGATAAATGGCTGATGAATGGAAAAAACCAAAAAATCCACCTCCTCCTTTATTCTTAGGTAAAAAAGAGCGGGATCTTGTAAAACAAGTAAATGATGAGTTGATCGAAAAAGTCATTGGTCAACAAATACTTTACTATCCAATTGATATGCAAACAACGAATTTTCATGATTTATATGGAGAAGCCATTGAAAAAACATATTTACCTCCTATAAGAGTTTATGCTTTGGTTGAGTTTACTGATTATTCTACGAGTTACCTTGAAAGTGCTGGCATTGATAAAACTTGGGAGATTATTGTTCATTTTCACAAAAGAAGACTTGAGTCTGATCAAAATCTATATGTTCGGGAAGGAGATTTTGTTTTGTACGGAGAATATTTTTACGAGATAGTTAAACTTGCAGAACCGAAACTTTTATTTGGCCAAGCTGGTAAAGAATTTGAAATAGCTGCCACATGCAAGAGAGCAAGAGAGGGTCTTTTTGATGCTACCTGATAATTTTGATTTTGCCTTACTTCCTTCAGGTAGTGCCAACTATAGCTTGAGCGAAGTGGGAATGTTAGGTTCTTCAATTGAAGACATTGATCGAGCGATGTTTGATTGGGTTAAAGATTTAGAGCTATCTTCTCATACTGAAGATTCTTTTAAAAAAATCAATATTCTTTGGCAAGCTCCAGAAAGAGCTTTTCAAATTAAACATGATAAAGATTTGCGAGACCACGCTGGTGCTTTAAAGCTACCTCTTGTTAGTGTTGAAAGAACTGGAATCACAAAAGATCCATCTAGAAAAGGTTCTTTTCAAGCGCATTTGTACTCTAATGATAAAAATGGTCGTGCTGGCAGAATGGTTGTTGCTCAAAAAATAGTGCCCCAAAAAACACAAAATTTTGCAATTGCATCTGGAACGAGAAATGCTACTCAGCATAAAAGACAGAAATATTACCCAAGAGTAAATAAAAAAGTTGTAATCAGATCTTTATCGATACCAATTCCTGTATATGTTAATGTTGATTATAAAATTGTTTTAAAGACTGAGTATCAACAGCAGATGAATGATTTAATGGCACCATTTATCACAAGAACTGGTCAGATTAATGGATTTCTTATGCGCAGAAACGGACATTTGTATGAGGGCTTTATTGATCAAGGATTTACTCATAATAATAATGTGAGCAACCTTGGCGAAGAGATTAGGCAATTTACAAGTGAGATAACTATAAAGGTGTTAGGCCACTTGGTTGGAGAAGGTGCCAGTGACGATCGTCCTATTGTAAGAATTGATGAAAATGTTGTAGAATATCAGTTTCCAGCCGAGTTAGATGTGCCCGCCGGAAACTTTAGTTTTTTTGACGACTAGTTCCTGAAGTGAAAAACTTGTTTTCTTAACATACAGGTAGCTTTTTGAGATTAAAAATACTATTTAAATTAGATTGAGACATCAATTAACTCATTTTTCAAAAGAGGGACAACGTAATGTCAGTAAAGAGCTTTAAATTTGTATCTCCTGGGGTATTTATCAACGAAATTGATAACTCCTTTATACCAAAATCGGCCGACGCAATTGGTCCGGTTGTCATTGGGCGCGCCAGTCGTGGTCTTGCAATGCAGCCAATAAAAGTGCAGTCGTATTCAGAATTTGTCGAATTATATGGTGATACTGTGCCAGGAAACAGTGGGGGTGATGTATACCGTGATGGAAACTATCAATCTCCAATGTACGGAACATACGCAGCAAAAGCGTTCCTGAACTCAAATGTTGCACCTTTGACTTATGTAAGATTATTAGGAACACAGGATTCCAACGCCACAACAGCAGGGGAAGCCGGCTGGAAAACAACACAAACCCCAGCTAGAGATATTTTTGCTAATGGCGGTGCTTATGGTATGTGGGTTTTTGAATCTGGCTCCTCTATTCATCTGGGCACCGGCTCTCTTGCTGCAGTTTGGTACATTGATTCTGGTTCTGCAATTTATTTAAGTGGGAATATGCGCGGAACAACTGGGTCTACCGGCACAGCTAATGGTGTCGGTGTTGTCGTTGGTTCGACATCCGATGGTCTTTATACAGCATTTATTACAAGTTCTGATGGAAGTTCTGAAAAAGTTACATTTAATTTTGATGACGACTCTGAATATTTTATTCGCAAGAGGTTCAACACCAATCCTCAACTTGGAAATACTGGCGCAAACACTTTTTATCCTGCTGCCTCTGAAAAAGTTTATTGGCTTGGAGAGACTTTTGAGCAAAGTCTTAGAGAAGGAGTTAGTGGTTCTCTCACTGGTGGAGGTACTGATGTAACTTCTGCAGAAACACAAGCTGTTATGCTACCCATTGCTTCAGGCTCTTCAGCCGCTGGTCCCCAAGATATGACCGGAATTAACTATAACGAAGCGGTTGCTGGATGGTTTATCGGCCAAGACTTGGGGACAGCCACAAGTTATTCGCCAGAGTCTGCTACTAAGCTTTTCAGACTTCTTGGCCGCGGCCACGGTGAGTGGTTAAGCAAAAATTGCAAAGTTTCAATTTCAAAAATTCGCGCCTCCACAACGTCAAATACTGATTATGGAACGTTTTCTGTCTTAATACGAAGCTTAAGAGATACGGATAATAACGTTGTAATACTTGAAAGATTTGATAACCTTACGCTTGATCCAACATCACCAGACTACATCGCAAGAAGAATTGGTGATGTTTATCATGAGTGGGACGGCACAGCGAGAAGATTAAAGCAATATGGAGAATACCCAAATCAATCTAAATATGTTTATGTTGAGATGAACGACGAGATAGATCGCGGAGCCACTGACTCCCTGCTACTGCCATTCGGATACTATGGACCCCCCAAATTCACAGACATTCTAAGCTGGAGCGGTGTCACCGGATCGTCAGTGGACGGATATAATGCAATTAAAAATAGATATGTATATATCGATGGCTTAGTCGCTGGTGCCTCAGCTGATTTGGCCAGCGCAACAGATAGCTTCTTTACTTTGCTTTCTGGCGCTATTATGTCTGATTATCACGAAGCGACTATGACTGGTTCGCTTTTGTTTCCAAAAGTTAGGCTTAGACACTCGTCATCTGACGGAGGTCTTGCAGATCAAACTAACGCATACTTCGGAATGCGCACAACTAGAACGCAAACAAGCACCCGTGCCTCTAGCGATGTGGCTGATCCACATAGATTATGGCTTACATCATTGAATTCAGATCCGGTCGGCTCTACCATCGCTGGAGTGGATAGCTGGTGTTACATTTTCTCAATGGATGATATTGTTAAGGATACAGAGGCTGGTGGTTATTATTATAGCTCTGGATCCCGTGCAGGTGAAACAAGCTATACTGCAACAAGCACAAACACGTATAAAACCCTCATTGATGAAGATATTAATAGATTCACAGCTCCATTCTGGGGTGGCCACGATGCGGTAGATATTACTAAACCAGATCCATTTTATAATGATGGAATCGGTACCGCTGATATTTCAAGCTATACGTATCATACGATTAAGCGCGCTATTGATACTGTGGCAGATCCAGAGATGGTTGACATGAATGTGCTGACAATGCCCGGTCTGACCAAAGATGCACTAACAACACACATAATTAATGTTTGTGAGGAAAGAGCGGATTCTTTAGGTATAATTGATTTAGCAAACGTTTACATTCCTCCACACGAATCATATCAAAGCTCAAAATCTTCAAGAATAGGCACAACCCCAACTGCTGCAGCAACAGCGTTGCGAAATAGAAGATTAGACTCTAGCTATGGTTGCACTTTCTATCCATGGGTACAAACTCGCGACGAGCCAAGTGGCCAATTAGTTTGGATCCCGCCATCTGTTGCCATGCTAGGTGTTTTTGGAAGCTCACAGGCGGCTTCAGACGTTTGGTTTGCTCCTGCAGGATTCAATCGCGGAGGTCTATCCGATGGTGCCGCTGGTGTGTCGGTAGTCAATGTCACAGAAAGATTAACCTCTAAAGAGAGAGACATTCTTTATGAAAATAGAATCAATCCAATTGCCACCTTCCCATCAACAGGAATTGTGGTCTTTGGTCAAAAGACTCTTCAAGAGCGTCAAAGCGCTCTCGATAGAATTAACGTTAGGAGATTGGCTATCTACCTTAAGAAGCAGATTTCCATTCTTTCGACCAATGTATTATTTGAGCAGAATGTTCAAGCAACATGGACGAGATTCAAGGGACTAATAGAGCCTTTCTTGGCAAACGTTAAAGTTCAGTTCGGTATCACCGATTATCGTTTAATTCTTGATGATACCACAACAACACCAGATTTGGTTGATCAAAACATTATGTATGCCAAGATTATGGTTAAGCCCGCAAGAGCTATTGAGTTTATTGCAATTGATTTTGTCATTACATCGACAGGCGCATCTTTTGATGATTAAAAACGACAGAAGTACTAATTAAAATTATAGGAGTAACATAATATGCCATTCTGGACCGAAAGACACGAAAGCGGAACAACAGACCCAAAAAGAAAGTTTAGATTTACAGTTAGTTTTGACGGGATAAGTGATCCTGTTGGAAATGGAAGTGTGCTTTGGTATGCTAAGACCGTAACTAAGCCAGCATTTCAAATTTCAACAACGGAGCACAAGTATCTTAACCATACATTTTATTATCCTGGCTCTGTTACTTGGCAGGATATTAGTATTTCACTAGTTGACCCACAGTCTCCAGACGTGACCGTTACTCTTGCAAGAATTCTTGAAGAGTCTGGTTATGCACTCCCAGGGAATGCGGTTGAAGAAGCTTCTCTTGCAAGTATTTCTAAGGGAGGTTCTGTTGGCGCCCTTGGTCAGACTACTATAACACAGCTTAATGGTGATGGCGAGCCAATTGAAACATGGACTCTTTGGAATGCTTTTATTACTGAAGTTAAGTTTGGTGACTTAGAATATGGGTCCGATGACTTACTACAGCTAGATCTAACTCTTAAGTATGACTGGGCAAGAGTTGAAACTGCTGGCACTTCTGCGCTTGTAGGAGATAGTGCACAAGCAGCATTTAACATTGCTGGTAGTTAGTGTTATAATACAAAAACATATAATATAGAGGTGTATATTGTCAAGAAATAGAGATCGTCTGGGGAATCGTACCGTTCAGCATTCAGATCCGGCCCCCCAGCAAACTCAGCCGCAACAGGAGGCAGGATCATTTTCTTTTGTAGTTCCTACTGAGTTTGTAGAACTTCCATCAAAGGGTGCTTTTTATGCTGAAGGTCATCCGTTGCATAATCAAGAAACAATTGAAATCAAACACATGACCGCAAAAGAAGAGGACATGTTAACTTCTCAGGCTCTTCTTAAGAAAGGTCTTGCATTAGAAAGAGTCATTAACAGCATTATTGTTGATAAAAGAATTAATCCCGACTCTTTGTTAATAGGTGATAGAAACGCAATTATGGTTGCTGCTCGTATTTCTGGCTATGGCAGTGATTATACCACAAAGGTCTCATGCCCAAGTTGTTCGGAGACGCAAGAATATTCATTTGATCTTTTTGACGCACAAACTCACCATGGAGAATCTAATGACGATTTGTTAGTTGAATCTATTGGTGGTGGTCTTTTCTCAACGGTTTTGCCAAGAACAAAATTTGAAGTCGTTTTCAGACTTTTAGACGGAAGAGATGAGAAAACTCTTCTAACTCAAATCGATAACGCAAGAAAGAAGAACAAGGAAGAAAATGCTGTCACTCGTCAGCTAAAACTAATCACGGTATCTGTTAACGGTGATGACAGCCCACAAGCAGTCAATTATTTTGTTAACAATGTTCCTTCGATAGACTCTCATCATTTGCGGACTGCATTTACGTTAGCAACTCCAAATATTGATTTGTCCCAACATTTTACTTGTAACAAGTGCGGCTATGATGCTGAAATGGAGGTACCGCTGACTGCGGACTTTTTTTGGCCTAAGCGCTAATTACATGGAAAATGTATATGAACAATTCTTTTTTCTAAAATATTCTGGTGGCTGGTCTTTTAGCGAGGCCTATAACCTGCCGGTTGGTTTGCGCACTTGGTTTGTTAAAAGATTGGTTAAACAAATGGAAGATGAAAAAGAGGCAATAGAGCAAGCGTCGAAGGGCAATAACTCCGGACCCTCGCAACCACTAACAGCGCATAATCAGCCCAGACCACCATCAAATAAATTTTAAAAGGCTCTAAAGCAAGGCGTATGCCTTGCTTTTTTTGTGTAAAACTATTTAATATATAGTTCTGAGGATTTTTTATGGCCGACCCAAAAGAAGCTGCTTTACAAGAAAGAATAGCGAGTGCTGTTGAGAAAATCAATAAAGCAAAGCGTGATACTAAGAAAATCTCTCAAGAAATCAGAAATCTGGACAGAGAGGTTTTGGTTGAGCTTAGTAAGAGACAAGATCTTGAAAAAGATGTACAAGCTCAAATTCAACAACAGCTGGCTAACTTAAGACAAAGCGTTGATTATTATAAAGAATTAGTTAAAGATTCTCAAGAATATTTTGACAATGTTAAAGGGTTAGCCAACACAGCCGAAACAGTATCATTAAAATATGAGGCACAAAGAAGATTACTACAAGATCAGATTGCCTTAAATAAAAAGAAATTGGAAACCGGCAAGGAGATATCTGCCACTACCCAAAGTGAGCTAGCAGCCTACCAAGAACAGCTTAATGCGTTAACTAGAAAACAGTCTCGTCTTGAACAAATGCAGGGCACCCTTAAGCGGACTAATCTTGTAAATTCAAAATTCGTTCAAGGAACTTTAAAAATTTATGAGGCCTGGGCTGGCGACACGGGCTCTGTGACTCAAGGATTAAACTATACCACTGCTATTTTAACTGGTCCGCTTTTGCGTGGATTCCGATCGGTTTTCGGAACCATGTTCAGAGAAATTAAAAAATTATTTTTTGAAGTTGATAATGTTACAAACGCGTTTGAAAGACAAACTAACATGGGGGATCGCTTTACTGATGGTATGATTTCCAGCTATGAATCAGTACGCGGCCTTGGAATCGGAATGGAGGATTTATCAAAACAAACGGTCAGCTTAATTAATAACGTTACTGATTTTACAATGGTTAGTGCTGTCGCCGCTGAGAGAGTTAGGGACACCGGCGCCATGCTTGAAAGAGTTGGCGTTCAAGCTGATGATTTTTCAAAAGGCATTCAAAACTCCATGAAATTCTTTGGCCAAAGTATTATGGGCGCAGAACATACCGCACGACAGCTTCTTACAACTGCCAACGAGCTTGGGGTTACGCCACAGCAGATGGCTGCTGATTACGCTAGGGTTGGTGGTTCTCTAGCTAAACTTGGTAAAGAAGGTCCAAAAGCGTTTCAAGAATTAGCGCGTGTTTCTAAAATTACTGGCATGGAGATAGAAAAACTTGTTTCTCTAACTAGCAAATTCGACACATTTGAAGATGCTGCTACAATGACCGGTCAGTTAAACGCTGCTCTCGGTGGCAACTTTGTTAATGCCATGGATATGATGATGACTACAGATCCAGTCCAGCGATTTGAACAATTAAGAAATGCAATATCAAGCACTGGCTTGACATTCGATGATATGTCATATTATCAAAGACAATTTTTTGCTAACGCTATGGGCTTAAGCGATGTTGGTGATCTGGCCCTAATGATGTCTGGTAACATGGATATGATGGCTGGCGCAACTCAACAAAGTGCGGCGGATTATGAAGAATTGGCCAGACAAGCTGATGCAACAAATTCTATACAAGAAAAGTTTAACGCAGTTATGGCTCAGCTGGCTCCAGTCTTAGTAGAATTAATGGATGATTTTCATGCGTTATTTGATGAGATTAGAAACAATGAAGAACTCATAGCAAATCTTAGAAGAACTTTTGAAATTCTATCTACGGTGTTTCAAGTGGGAATTCACATCTTGGCGAATTATCCTGGAACAATTTTAATTGTTGCAGGTGCGATATTGCTTTTAGGAACGATATTTACGGTTTTAACTCTTCTTAAAATAAAAAATACTGCCGCAACCTTGGCAAGCATTCAAGCAGATATAGCTAAAATTGCGTCTAGTGAAGCTTTAAACGCAGCAATGGTAAAACAAGGCACAGTAATGAAGGTTCAAGGCAAAAGCGCCGGCGCCGGCGCCGTGGGATTAATGAAGTTTGCATTAGCCGTTTTAGCAATTGGTGCGGGAATTGGAATTGCTGCAGCGGGAATTGGTTATATGGCGCATGGATTTGCTGAATTATTTGAATCTATTGATACTGAAAAATTTGGTTTGATATCAAGAACTGTGACGGAGTTAACTGTTAATATTCCTGGTGCTGTTTTAGCATTTGGGTCTCTTTCGACCGCCATGGCTGGATTTGGCTTATCTTTAAGGCTTGTTCCTAGTAATCAATTGGGTTCAATCGCAAAATTCGCAGAGGCAATGTCAACTTTAGAGACAGACGAGCTTTCAAAAGTCGCAGATATGTTAAAAGAAATTGCCTCCGCGATGAAAGCAATACCTGAAAACAAAGCAATTGAACTTACACAAACTTTAAAGGCTGTTACTAGTGCGGCTAAAACCATGGAAACTGTTACATATAGTAAGCTTATTGTTGAAGAAATTAAGGTCGATAAAATGTCTAATGGAGGCGGTGGCGGCACATTTGGTAATGCAGGGCCAGGAGCAGATTTGGGAACAATCACTCTTGAGGTTGACAGTGACGCATTTGAGAATACTGGAATAAATCTTTCACTAGATAGTTTAGGCAATCTTGTGTGTAGTCAGGCAAGTGGTCGATAGTATGATTTATAAATTTAAATTAACAAAACAAAGGAAAAAAAATAATGCCCAACAACTATAATATTCACGACGAGGCGCTTTCTGAGGATCTACGAGGAAATGATGCTCAGGCTGGCTATATCGGAAGTACTCATGTGCTTAGCTCTGATAAAATAAAAATGAATAATTTTGTCGATTTAAGCGATCGAATGGCCTTTCAGGGCGCCCTCATCGAGATCAATAGCCTAGGCTCTCGACATATGGCAAGCTTCAAAGCTTATATTACTGCTTTTAATGAAAGTTTTAGCTGTGATTGGGCCACAGAAACAGTTTTTGGTAGAGCAGATCCTATACAAATGTTTAAACAAACAACAAGAAATTGCACATTAGGCTTTAAAATACCGTGTGCAACGCCGTCAGAGGCTTTTTTGGCAATGAACAGCATTGAACAGCTAAGAGCTTGCTTATATCCAAATTATGAATCTCACAATGATGCTTTAACAATTTCATCGAGCCCATTGGTGAGAATCAGCGTTCTCAATCCCACCATAATTAATACTAGTGCCACTCTCAGTACTGATCCGATTAATTCCCCATACCTCAACAGCGGAACCCAGAGCACGGCCCGTAATTCAAGTTTGAATACGTATTCTGAGCTTTTCGATTCTGATACCACGTCAATTTGGCATAAAGGCGCCTTGGCTATAATTAAAAATATGCAAATAAATTATAATCTTGAAAACGCCGATATAGGTGTTTTTGAAGGCTATGAAGATCCCTTCGAGACCTCGAATTACATTGCAAAACAGTTTGATATTACTATTGATTTTACCATTATACATGAGGTTAATCCCGGCCGAATTAAGGGCTCAGGTGGCCGCTACGAAACAAATTATAGCCAATATAACATTGATATGCCAGGCTCGATAACCGCGGCTAATCAAGACCGTGTAGCTGCGAACCAAACTAGAGCTGATGCTGAGCGCGCAGAGGAGGAAGCAGCACAACAAGCCATAGAGGAACAGCAACAAGCAGGTTTTTTCAGAACGATGGTTCAAGATTTTAGAACAAATCGCAGTGAGCGTCGAGGTGCAGAAGCTGCTGCTGCAACCGAACGTGATCGCCAGGAGGCTCAAGCGGCGTCACTTCTGGCTCAACAAATTCGCGCAGAGAGGATCTATAGCTACCGCTCTGAGCGTGCTTACTATGCCTCAATTCCTCTGGGCACAACTGGCAGAAGTCCACCACCCAGATTTTATGAGGCTTATGGTGACCTAATAGAAGAAGGCATATCATATGGCCCCAATGTACCCAATCCCCGCCCCAGCCATCTAGATTAAGGAAGTTAAAAAATGCCAAGATATAAAGGCCAAAAAGTATTAACAAATAAATTAAGATTTTATAAATTTTTGAGAAAAATGCGCGACAACAACGGTGCGATTGAGCACTACGCTACTCCATATTTAAAAAATCCATCTGTATTTGAACGCGCATCTGTGGCAACTACAAATCATGTTTGGAGTTACGGTGACCGGTATTACAATCTTTCAAAACAATATTATAATTCTACCACATATTGGTGGGTAATAGCATGGTGGAATGCAAGACCTACAGAGGGCCATGTTAGGCCGGGAGATGTAATAGTTATTCCACTAAACTTAGAAACAGCATTAGAAGTATTAGGGAGCTACTAAAATGGCACTTCCATTAGCAGTAGCCTGGGCTGTCACAGTAGGCGCCACCGCAATTGGTGGCTATACTTGGTATGTTACTAATCCTGTAGGAACATTCATGTCCGCTGAGCAATCAACGGCATTGGATAATTTTAATAGAGAAGTAAATGGCTTGCATGTCCATCAAAGGCTCGAAGCTGCCTTTGCAAATGCTCGTCCTGGAATTGAGGCTTGTGCTAGAACTTTTGCTGAAGCTGCTAACGATTTGATAGAATTTTGCGAAGAGCTTCGGGCAAATACTCAATTGATGAGTAACTATGGTGGCGTCACGAGCTACGGTCACCGTGCCGCTACCTCAAACATGATATACGAAGCTCACCATGGATTGGATCCTTCTGATTGGAGCAAAAGAAACATATTACAGTTTACAACCACCGGCTATCAAAGTTTTTTAAAAGCGTCTGATATGTTTGTTGCAGGAAGTGGATATGTTGAGGGCCGCGGCCCAGACGCCAGATCAGATGGCAGAACCCTGTGGAATGGCACCGCTCCCCCTCCGGAAGATGGCTTAACTTGGGCCCTTGATGATGACTTTGTTATTCCAGGATATATTAATTACAGACAGTACGCTACCTGGACTAGAACCGGCGGTTGGTCCGCTGGTGCACCCACTGGTGGATCGTTAAGTTATGGATATGCTGAAATATATTCACTTGAAGAAAGTGGCGGTTATTTTTATCCATACGGTGTAATTTATAACGCAGCAAATGATGCTGATAGATATCAGCATTTTACAGATAAGGGGTACCCTCAACCTGAAGTGGCCGATGCAAGAGATTCAGACGGTTATTTATGGGGCGGTCAACGCGGCGCCACCAAAGGAGTGAGTGAAGGCTGGAGTGTTTTTGCTCCATTGGCTCCAGGCGCCACGGCTAACCCTGATATTGACGACACCGGCTCCGGCCCCGGCGCCGGAGGCATTGTCGGGACGGGTCGCGACAATTTATCTTGGACTCAATCAACGCACGGTTGGGATATGGATTTAGTTAAAGCAGTATGTTATAAAAACCTTCTTAATTATTATGTTTCAATAATTAGTGGCCAATGCTATTGGCTTGGTTCATTTGATGCCGAAAGCTTAACGGGCTATCAAACTAGCACAGATAGAGGCCTTACTACTTTGGAAAATATTTTAAAACTTGCCACTGACCGATACAGCCTTTTTGATGATCAAAATCTTTTCGTATTAGAGCGAGGATGGGCCGATCCAGAAGCGACTCGAACCGCCGACGGCCCAACCTGGGATCTAGACAGGGTTCGAACCATATTTCAAACCAACATGTTTCGTACTTGGGATGTGGGGGGCGGACGAGGTGGTGTGATCAAAAGACGCGCTCTTTTAAATGAAGATAATTGGATTTTTAGTAAAGCATTTGAAATTTTAGGTCTCCTTGAGGCTCTGCCACTTGAGGGCCTTGACCAACCGAATTTTCTTGCCATAAGAAATTTTTTATCAGATGTGCAGGCGGAAAAAGGAAGATGTTTGCGAGCATTACGATGTATTAGGGATGAATGGGAAAACAATGTAGAAGCTGAACTAGATGCGATTGCAGCTGAACTACAAGCAATCGCAGATAGATACAGCACTGTGCTCACGATTGATGTTGGGGAGGGTGTTCGCCAACAACAAGAATATATTTTAACTGATCTAAACCAATTAATTGCCGATCACGATCGTTTATTAAACTTGCACTATACGCGAAATCCAGATAAACTATTTTTTAAAGAGCAGTGTTATTTATTAAGTTTTGTGCAGCAAATTGCATCATTTAAAAAAGAATATATTGATGTTTATAAACGATCTTGGCTTATGCCCTACCCTGGAAATCACGCCTGGGGAGACAGGGGATTTGAGGTTGATGTTCCTACATATCTATCAGATCATGAGGAACTCCGAAACTATTTCGATGACACTATGGAAGATGCGCATGGAAACACAAGAACCGATTCTCTAAAAATAAAAAAATTATTACCTTATGTTGGGTATACAGCAGACTACGCAGAAAAATATGGGGTCCAAGAATATAATGCCTCACTATTGATAGACGGTGATCCGTATGGATTTATAAACAAGTTGCTCATGAGTCAATTTCAAACGCCACTTATGAATATACCGCACAATGTTTTATCCCTTCTTCAACCATATGTTCGACTTTTTAAAGTTGAATACGACGAAAATGGTAACGAATCTGATACAGAAATTACATTTAATTCCGTTCGCGATGGTCCTGATTCACTCGGCGGCACAGAAGCTTATTTGTTTAAAAACAATCGACTAAGAAATACAGGTGTTGGTCTTAAAGAATTTAGGTTTACTTACGACGGAAATAATCCATTCGGAATTAAGAAAAGCATTAAGGGCACTTTAAAGATATTTTCCAATACCTTTGATGAGCTTCTAATCGAAAGAACAAGCCCAGGTGGAAATCGCTATCGTTATGTGGATCTAGCTCTTAAAACATTTAATAATGATAGCGGCCAAATGAGAGAGGTTGTTAGAGAAAATATTGAACTTTCAAAGTTAAATTTTCGACTTAAAGCAATGGTCGGGTGGAGCCCGCCAGACAATGCAATATTACAAAGGATGAATCTTAGTGAGTCTGAAGCAAACAGCTTAAGAGAGTCATTGTTCGACACAATTGTAACTCTTAATTTAGTCCCCACTGTACATGATTTTGAAATTGATGAGCTGGGCCGTGTTAATTTTAACATAGATTATCTTGCCTGGATTGAAGAATTTTATGATCAGGCTCAATTTAATGTGTTTTCAAATGCTGAAATATCTGCTCGTCGTATTATGAGAGAGTTGACTATGGAATATTATCAAGAGAAGTGCGACAGAGACGCAAATACGGCGCTAGAGGAGATTAAAAAACAATATGCAATCCAAGCAGACGACGATTTAGCTGAAGCAATTTCAACACTTATGGACAAAATGATAAGACTTGATAGAATCTATTATATCAACATTAGCACTGAAGCAATTAAAGATTTTGTAAGTTTAGGTCCTTTTTCTGAACAAACCACAATTGGTCAATTTGAGGGCATGGGATCTTTGAAAGAGAGCGTGGGTAGACAAATAGGGATCCTCGATGATACCCAGGGCACATATGTTGAAAACCTTCGTGGTGCGATAAGCGATTCAATGGATGTTTACAGGCAAAGAAATAGAGCTGATGATTGGGCAGAAAACCACAGAGCCGTCGCCTCCGCACTAGTTCACTTAAATCCCAAAAAAGCAGTATTATCATATTTTTATATATCGGATCTTGTTGACACTTTGTTGGCAAATATCGAAGAGGAATTAATTGAGATTCACGAAGAATTAAGAGCGGCCTCACGAAACCGTGCAGCAGCAGGGGCCATAAACCATGATGATTTGGAATCCAAGCTTGAGGAATACAGAGATTATGAAAAAATATTCCGCAAAATTAGAATTATATTGGGACCATTAGAACTAACAAACCCGCAAGGAGATAATGGGTTTGTTAACTTGGGAGACATTCCCATATCTGTTAAATACTTTTTTGAGTGGCTAACAAGTACTATGTTAGCAAAAGAAGAAGTTTTTTACTCATTATCCGGTTTTATGAACGATTTAATTAATGATCTAATTAATAAGTTTTTAAATAATAATTTATGCTTTTCATACAATATAAAACAATTTGTAAGATTAAATCAAGCATCAATTACGGGACCTCAAGACATAGAATATAGAAATAACCCTAGTCGTAATATTGAGGGGGGTTTTGTCAAAGATCCAATAACTGTGGCATATCAAAATAATGGAATAGTACGCACATACGTTGATGACAACACTGTTCTTGAAAGACCACTTTTAAGAGATAAGGGTACTCCATCTGCACGAGTAAGAACTGCTGCACGAGATGAAGTTAATTATATGGTCTACTTTGTTGGCCAAACTTTTCCAGCCAACACATTAAGAGGTAACAAAGCGGCTGACGAGGGAATTGGCATTTATCATTATCAAATTGGTAGAGATAGGGGCCTTGTGAAAGACATCAAATTGAGCAAAACTAGCACCCCTGGACTACAAGAAGTCAGATTTGAACAACAAGGATATCAAGGCCTGGAGCAATTACGCGTCGTTTATGATGCTAAAATAGAGGGCTATGCTAACACAAACACTTTTCCTGGAAGCTATATTTTTGTTGACCCATTTGGCTATTCACCCAGTTTAGGAAACATTGAGGGTTCTGATTATGATTTAACAAAATATGGTGTTGGTGGGTATTATATGATCATTCGCTCAACCCACATATTTGGCCCCGGCACAGCTAAAAGCACAATTGAGGCAAAGTGGGTCAATCAACTTTATGAGAGAGAAAGTGCCAATAACGAGACAGTCGATGAATATTATGGAACTGAAGATGAAACTGGCATTGACTGTAGTCGATTCTTGGACAGAATTTCCGCTGCAACCAGAAGGCGCGATTAGGGCACGCAATAGTTTTTCAAAAAGGAGTTAAACATGATAGAGAACGACAATCAACTTCGATTAATACAAAATAATTTTGACCGGACGCATGATGTTTTTTACAAAAAAGCAGTATACGAAAAAATGGTTAGTGAACAATCAGCTTTAAATGTTAAAAATTTTAATTATGGAGAATTTATATTTTATGGAAGAATGAATATGGATCACATACCAGTTTCAATGATCAATCCAAGAAACTTAGGTGTTTTTAAAAAGAGTAAAAGCAAAGAACGACCCCAAAGAGCTTTCAATTTTGTAGTTAGGGTCTTTGAAGCAATGGCAGCGCAATTTGATAAAGATGCTATGCAGGAAAAAATTTCACCAAACGAAAAATACTTATCAAATTTATCTGTTCACAAGGGCTATGACAGTCCATTAACGCGTTACAGAAATTACAAGGAAACCTACTTTGAAGAAATTGCGCTTTCAATTAAGTCCTCAGTTCGACCGGAAAATTTAACAAATATGACGCAGTTTTTAACCGTTTTAGAAAATGAAATATTTAAAACTGTATCAGAAGTGCCTTTTACATATCCAAGCTTTATTAAAAGTAGATTTTGTGATATAATGTGCACAGGATTAGCGATTGAAATTGCAGATTTAAGATACTCTAACGATCTTGCTAAGGTTGAAAATTTTATACATAACCGAAATTGGGCGTACTTTGTAAATGCATGTAATTCTTATGGTTTTATGATAGATAAGAGGTACCCTTGGCGATTAGTCGCTGATATTAATTCAGATATAATGATTACAGAAGCTAACAAAGATGTTTCAATATATATAGGAGGATATCCTTTAATAGAATTAGGCTACTCTTTTGCAACTAATACATACCTTTCAACAATAATTGATGACATTTTACACCTTTATAACCTATGTGTAAGTCCTCAATATCTTGAAAGAAAACATTGCGATAATGGAAAAATTGTGCAAACAACTAAAAGACCAAAAAAATATACCAAGCTAACATTTTTTGACGATATTTCAGAAGAAAGCTTATTAAGATTTTATATGAGAATGCGGATCCATGAACAAAAGCCGGAAATGCCAGATAATGAGAGAGAAAAATTAATAAAAGATTGCTTAAGGTTACGCGAGTCTAAGGGTGGATTGTCAGCGCCGTTAACAATTTTTGAAAAAATTATATCATCCACTATTGACAAAAACGGCTCTTTCGATTATCATAGAAAACATTATGATGCGTTTTTACGAAAAGCTTTTGAAGATGAAAGAATCCCAGCCATTACTATTGATACAGGCGCCGCTGGTGGAGGTGGTTATTGATATTCCAAGCGCTTGACGATAAGTCAGAATGTGTTGGAATTTATACAGATGGCAAGCTGTCGTTTGATAATTTTCCAGATAATTTAACAAAAACATGGCGCTATAGTGCCTCTATTACGGACCCAGCGATAGAGTATGCCTGGATACGTGCGGGAGGGCGTAATATTGCCGATTGCTGCCCAGAAGATTTATGTAATGAACTTCAGGCTACAATTAGAAAAATGAAGGCTTATTTGAAGTCTTTTAAAATTGCCAAAGTTAATATGGCCGATCATTGCGTGTTTGATTTAATACCGCACGATTTTCTTACTCAGTTCTGCGAAATCAAAAACAAGATTACAGAGCATGTATTTGAAACTTATGAAAAACCAAATAATTATGATCACTTAGATTCAGTATATAAGCTGCTTCACAAAATTCGCTACCAGAAGCTTAATCTCAACAGCGAAGATTGTAAACACTTATTTTATTCATCGATGAATCGCCAAAAAATTCAAGAGCTAACCAAGAATTATAACCGTATCGATTACAACATGTTCGGAACAATCACAGGAAGGTTAACAACACATCCAGAGTCCTTTCCCGTGCTTACATTAAAAAAGGATTTGCGGCGCATAATCAAGCCCCATAATGATTTGATGATGAGCCTTGATTATAACGGCGCTGAAATTCGCACACTGCTAGATTTATGTGGACAAGATCAGCCCGAATATGACATTCATGAATGGAACGTTCAGAACGTTATTAAAGATATGCAAATGACGCGTGAAGAAGCCAAATTGTATTTTTTTGCGTGGCTCTATAATCCAGAATCAAACGATATTGAATCAGAATATTATGATCGTGAAAAAGTTCTTGACAAACATTATAAAGACGGGTATATTCATACACCATATGGTCGTAAAATCAAGGTGGAGCAGAGGAAGGCATTGAACTATTTAATACAAAGCACAACCGCGGATCGTGTATTGGAAAAAGCTGTTTTAATAGACAAAATGCTTGAGGGTAAAAAGTCATTTATTTCTCACATTGTTCACGATGAGATAGTCATTGATTATGCTGATAAAGATCGCGATATTGTGATTGGGATTCGTGATGTTTTTGAAGATGGCTATGTCGCTAATTTACGGGCTGGAAAAGACTATTATAATTTAAACGAGATAAAGCTGTGATATCAATTATAGGCCTAGGATCTGCCGCATCAAAAATTGCAGAAAAATTTAAACAAACGAAGAACTATAATGTTTACATGATGAACAGTAGTGTTCAAAAAAGATCAAAATATAAGTTCAAGCTTAAATCTTATGGAGATCCGGAACAATACGAAAAAAATATACCAGACGTAAGTAAGTTCTTTGCCAACCTTGACGAAAACGTACAATTTATTATTGTCGGTTCTTCATATAGTTCGAACTATTCCTTGGGCATTTTAGAGCAGATCAAAGATAAAAAGATTGATATTTTTTATATTTGCCCTGACTCTGATTTGATGACAGGAGTACCAAAACTTGTTGACAAAGCAGTGTTTAGTGTTTTACAACAATATACCAGATCAGGCCTGCTTAAAAGCTTCACTGTGCTTTCAAATGTTATGATAGAGAAATCATTAGGAGATATACCTATCAAGCTGTATTATGACAAAATTAATGAATCAATTTTTTCTACGATTCATTATGTTAATTATTTTAGTCATGCAGAGCCAGAAATCGGCATGACATCAAAGCCGCTTGAAATCAATCGCATTAGAACATATGGTGCTGTAAACATAAAAAATTTAGAAGAAAATTGGTTTTATGAGCTTGACATGTCCCGCGACATATGTTATTATTTATGTATCAATAGAGAAAGACTAGAAAAAGAAGGAGGATTGCACAAGAAAATTGTCGACATGCTTAAAGAGAAGCCTCGTAATGCATTTCGTAAAATTTCTTATGCAATTTATGAAACAGAATATCAAGATTTTGGGCTCTGCGTTGCCCACACTAACGCAATACAACAATACGCTTGACAAGCTACGTTGAGTGTTATACAATAGAAATCAAGGAAAGCTTGATTTACTTTACCCAACAAATAGGAGAAATTAAAATGGGAATTGATATGGAACTGATGCGACGAAAGCTCGCATCCCTTCGCGGCGAAGGAAACAAGGATGCAAACTCACCCTGGTTTAAGCCAGATGAGGGCGATACAGATATTCGGATCGTGCCGACGAATGATGGCGATCCACTAAAGGAAATGTTCTTCCACTATAATGTGGGCGAGCATCGCGGGGGAATCCTCTGTCCAAAGCGCAACTTTGGCGAGCATTGCCCCGTATGTGAATTTGCTTCTTCGCTATGGCGCGAGGGAGTAGACAACAATGACGAGGAAAGCAAGAAGCTTGCAAAGTCACTCTTTGTGCGCACCCGCTATTTCTCACCAGTTGTTGTTCGTGGTCGAGAAGACGAGGGTATCAAGGTCTACGGCTACGGAAAGCAGGCTTATGAGCTACTTTTGGGATACATTTTGGATCCCGAGTATGGTGATATCACCGATATTAAGGAAGGGACAGATATTACCCTTACTTACACCAAGCCCAACAAGCCTGGAGCGTATCCTCAGACAAACCTAAAGATGCGTCGAAACACGTCCACCCTCCTGGCAGATAGCGAAGCGATCCCCGCCCTCCTCGATCGCATGCCTGACTTTGATGGTCTATTTGATCGTCTTAGTCCAGCCCAGGTCGACGCAATCCTCGATGAGCAGCTTTCGGGAAATACTTCCGCAGAAAGTCGCTCTTCTGAGACAGCCAAGTACGGCGCCGCCAATGGTAAGAGCGATGTTGACCGTGCTTTTGATGAATTGATGAGTGGCTAGTAATAAATAGGTGAGTCTAGTACCGATGGCAGAGCGGGGCTAAAATACTCTGCCACATTTTCCAAAAGGAGGGATTATGAAGTACGTTGTACTAATCGCCGCATGTGCTCTAATGAGCGGTTGCGGAGACGCTGATGAAGACACTGGCGAAGACACCGCAGTCGCCGCTGAGTAAAACAAAAGCCGCTGGCAGACCGGTCAAAAGTCTGCCGCATTTTTTTAACAAGAGGGCTTTATGGCAAAGAAAACAAAAACAAAAGCAGGTCGGGTTGGACTACAAGATCTAATGACCTTAGTAAATAAGAAAGCCGGCAGAAATGTCGCTCACGATTTGACCGGAGACAATCCTACCTCCGTTAAAGATTGGATTCCAACTGGCTCGCGATGGCTTGACTCCATTATTTGCAAGGGCCAAAGAGCAGGCATCCCCGTGGGGAAGGTAACTGAAATTGCGGGGTTGGAGTCTACAGGTAAATCTTATATGGCTGCACAAATCGCAGCCAACGCTCAAAAGCAAGGAAAATTGGTTGTATATTTTGATTCTGAATCAGCAATCGATCCAACTTTTCTAGAGGAAGCAGGCTGTGATTTGAGCCGACTAATGTATGTTCAAGCATCCTCCGTCGAGTTTGTCTTAGAAACAATTGAGGAGTTGCTGGGGGCTACGGATGAGAAGCTTGTTTTAATTTGGGATTCGCTGGCATTTACACCCGCTGTTTCTGATGTTGAGGGTGACTTCAACCCACAATCCTCGATGGCTATGAAGGCACGTATTCTTGCAAAGGGCATGTCTAAGTTAACCATCCCGATCGCGGATAAGCAGGCGACTTTTATTGTACTTAATCAGTTGAAGACAAATATCCCACAAGGGCCAACAGCGCGCATTGTCGCGATGACCACTCCGTATATTACCCCAGGCGGGAAGGCTATGCATTATGCTTATTCTTTACGTATCTGGCTCACCGGACGCAAGGCTAAGTCTTCGTTCGTCGTAGACGAGAAGGGATTCCGTATTGGATCGGAGGTTAAGATCAAGCTTGAGAAGTCTCGCTTTGGTACTCAGGGCAGATCCTGCGCCTTCCGCATCCTGTGGGGTAACGAGATTGGTATCCGAGATGAAGAAAGTTGGTTTGACGCGATTAAGTCATCTGAGCATCTGACTTCGGCTGGTGCGTGGTATACGTTAAAGATGGGAGACTACGAGAAAAAGTTCCAACCATCCAAATGGACACAATTAATTTCAGATGATAGTGAATTTAAGAGTAGGGTCATGCGTCTAATGGACGAAGAGATAATCCAAAAGTTTGATAAACGCGAAGGAAGCGCTGATGCTTACTACGCTGAACCAGAGGATCTAACAGTACCACACAAGGAGTAAATCATGGTTTCATTATTCACAACATTACTATTAGCAACGCAACTTAATGTCGCGGAAGCACACAAGGCTCGTCGCCCTCACACACACGCACGTCAGCATACACACCATTCGCACCAAAGACGTACTCATGCTCATCCGAGACACAGGCATCATTCTTATAATGTTGCTCGCCCTGCACCTCCTCCGCGCGCAAGGACAGCACACTCGGTATATTTCTATCAAGGGCACTGGGTAATGACACACCACAGACCGCATTTAATGTGGCGATGGAATCACCATCGTGGACAGTGGGTAGTAGTTTTCAGATTTTAAAAAAAACTCTTGACCTAGCCCCCTCAAACAGTTATAATAGAATATAACTTGAGGGGGTTATTTTGTCGGCAGACAAGATTCATGAGTATAGGGGTCGTGTAGGTCGCTATCTTGAGCACGCCAAGAAAGTAGCACAACAGTCGGACGAGGATTACCGTCACGGCGCTGTGCTGGTTAAAGGCGGATCTGTCATCAACACTAGTATTAACAAAAATAGTTATTGTGCGTTCGGAATGCGTTTTCGTAAAAAAGATAAAGGAAATGCTACCGTTCACGCAGAACTTGGTGCTATACTAGGTGTAGATAGAAAGCTTACTTATGGAGCTACAGTGTATGTGGCAAGAATAGGCAAACAAGATGATTACAAGTTATCAAAACCATGTCCTATGTGCGAGGCAGCAATGCGGTATGTAGGTATTAAGCGGGTTGTTTTTACCATCAACAGTAAATTTGCAGGGAGCTACAAATTATGAGAAACTATGGCTATGCGTGCATCAACAAGACGTTCTCCGATCGTCCTAAGAAGCAACGTATCACTACTAACAGAACTATGATCAAGCGCACATTCCAAGAGAAAGGCATTGAGTATGCATCAGAACTTGCTCTACAGAACGTGCGAGATCTCAACACAATCTTGGAGTGGAATCTTGAGAACAACATTTACTTCTATCGTCTGTCATCGGATATGATCCCTTGGGCTAGCGAATATCAAATGGAGGAGCTACCAGACTATGGCGCTATTCTTGCTGCTTGCAAGCGAGCCGGCAACTTTGCCAGAAAACACAACATGCGTCTGACTTCACATCCTGGTCCGTTCAACAAGCTCGCGTCTCCCAAGGAGCGCGTGTTTCAGCTGACATACAAGGATCTTAAGGTACACGGCGATTTGTTTGATATGATTGGTTTGCCTCGCACACCCTATGCTAAACTTAACATCCATGTTGGTGCCGCATACGGAAACAAGCCAGTAGCTCTTGATACTTTCTGTCGCAATTTTGAACGTCTGCCGGAAAATGTGCGTACACGCTTGACTGTCGAGAACGACGACAAAGCTTCGCTCTACTCCACAAAGGAGCTGTACGAAGGTGTGTACAAGCGTATTGGTATCCCAATTGTGTTCGACTATCATCACCATATGTTACACCCAGGCGGGCAAACAGAACAAGAGGCACTAGAAATGGCATTGTCCACGTGGCCACAGATGATTATTCCCGTTGTGCACTATGCAGAGTCACGTTCAGTAGAGTACAATAATCCTAAGATCAAACCTCAAGCACACTCAGATTACGTAATAAACGAATTCAATGATTACGGGCACTGTATCGATGTTATGATCGAGGCTAAGCACAAGGAGTTGGCGTTGTTGCGATATCGTGATATACTAAATCAAAAGGTGGCAGTGTGAAATTTTTCAATGATTTTTTAAATAAAAGAAAGCAAAATAAAATTAGAAAAAAGATAGCAAAGCTACAAGAGAAAGCAATGCAATACCAACGTAATGGTAATTTGCGCGCATTGGCAGGTATTGCAGAACAAATTACTCAATTAGAGGAGCAGATTGATGAGTGAAGCAATGAAGAGAGTATTAATTATTGACGCGTTAAATGCATACCTACGTGCTTACATCGTGGATCCGTCATTGTCTACCAATGGACAGCCGATTGGTGGGCTGAAGGGGTTTATCAAAATTTTACAGAAGCTTGTTCGGGAAACAAAGCCTGATAATATTATTATTGCATGGGATGGCCCAGATGGATCCCGCAAGCGCAAGACTATGGACAAGAACTACAAGGCAGGCAGAAAGCCTATCCGCCTTAATCGCGCTATTCGCAACCTGACGGAAGATGAGGAGCTTGCCAATAAGATGTGGCAGCAAAGACGCATCATTGAATACATGAACGAGATGCCAATCATCCAAGTTTTAATTCCTCAGATAGAAGCTGATGATATTATTTCATACGTTACACAGATGAAGCATTACGATGGCTGGCAGAAAATTATTGTGTCAAATGATAAGGATTTCATGCAGTTATGTGATGAAGAAACTGTACTTTGGCGCCCAACTGTGAATGAGATGCTAAATACAAAGCGCATTGTAGAAACGACCGGCGTTCACCCTCGCAATATGGCACTGGCGCGGGCAATGGCTGGAGACGCATCTGATAACTTGCCAGGGATTAAGGGCGCCGGATTGAAAACAATCCAAAAGCGACTTCCGTTCCTTGGCGAAGACAAAGACTATAATATCCCAGACGTTATTGATCATTGTATTAAAAGTAGAAAAGGATCACGTGTTCAATTCTTTAATAACGTGATTGACAATAAAAACTTGGTGGAACATAACTATAAAATGATGCAACTTTACGCGCCTCAAATGTCTGTACAGGCAAAGCAGTTTACACAAGAGGCTGTAGAAAATTTTGAGTGTGATTTCAATAGGACAGAGCTGATTCGTATGATGCGGGAAGACGGATTCGGTGAGTTGAATTGGGAAGATCTCAAATCACAATTAAACAAAATTAACTATGAGTGCGCTGACAACGCAAGTGAATAAAATTTCGTTTTGCCTTGACATTCGGGGTAGATCGGATATAATTACAAAACATACTGAGGGCATTAATGATCGCAGAAAAAACAAACTTCGGAAGGTATGGAAAAACCTTTCAAGAGGGACTTGTTCAACTTATCTTTGAGGATAGACCGTTCGCGGATCAAATCACAGAGGTGCTGGACATTAACTTTTTAGAATTGGAATACCTTCAGGTTTTTCTGCGGAAGATTGTAACATACAGGGCTAAATACAACACCCACCCCTCAGTAGAAGCGATGGTTACAATCGTGCGAACCGAGCTTGAAAGTGAAGATGAAGTAATCCAAAAGCAAGTGCGTGAATATTTTGCACGAATCCACACTCGCGAGCTTCAAGACAATGATTACATTAAGGAAACTTCGCTAGATTTTTGTCGCAAGCAGAACCTTAAAGAAGCTATGATGAAGTCCGTTGGACTGCTTCAGTCTTGTTCATTTGATGAAATTTCTAAGGTCATTAACGACTCACTTAAGCTTGGTTCTGAGAACAACTTTGGCTATGATTACATGGCGGATTTTGAAGAACGGTTTATGCCCAAGCACAGAAACCCAATTACAACTGGCTGGAAAGATATCGATGCAATTGTTGGCGGGGGCTTAGGTAAGAGCGAGTTGGGTGTTGTGATTGCCCCGACTGGCGCAGGCAAGAGTATGGTGTTAGTTCATCTTGGAGCCGCCGCGTTACGTGAGGGTAAAACCGTAGTTCAGTATACATTAGAGCTACAAGATACTGTGATCGCAAATCGTTATGACAGCTGTATCACAGGCTTTCCGTTATCCGATATTAAGAATTTTAAGCAAGAAATTTACGAAGAGATCAAAGATTTTGAAGGTAATTTAATTATTAAAGAATACCCTACAGCAGGTGCACATAGTGGGCATTTTAAAACATTACTGAATGAATTA